GTAGCTCCAACCGAGCCAGCAGTTCCGGCTACTCCAGTAGCCCCAGTAAGACCAGTAGCTCCAACCGAGCCAGCAGTTCCGGCTACTCCAGTAGCACCTGTAAGACCCGTAGCTCCAACCGAGCCAGTAGCTCCGGTGGGTCCTTTAAGAGAGTTAAGCCAATCGGTCTCGTTACCTAGGAACCCATCTCTTACTGCAAGTTGATAAGCCGTAAGTCCGGGGGTTCCAGGAGGACCCTCAACATAGATCACACCGGGCGAGGCCGATGTGTCTGGGAATGGGTTCCTGGCGAATGGCATGGCGGTCTAAAAATTGTGGGGTGAGAAGCGGCGGAGGTTATACTGCCGCCGCTATCTCGGGTTTGTTGTTACTTGAGCTTTTTCTTGGACTTGGATTTCTCCTCGTCTTTCTTGGAAGCACCACGCTCGATTGCGCTGAGGAAATCCTCGGGTTCGCCCTCGTCGTTGGCATCCTGCTCTTTGGTGCGGGGTTCGGAATCGGATTCGTCATCAGACTCGCCCTCTTCGGGCTCCTCATCCTTGTCCTCGCTGAATCCTTCGCCTTCGGGGGTCTCGGACTCATCGTCCTTATCCTCGTCAACCTCGGACTCGTCCTCGGAAGCCTCATCAGCCTTGTCGGCATCCTCGTCGCTTTCGTGCTCGTCCTCAACGGGTGCGCCGTCGAGTTCGTGCAGAACGAGTTTGCCATTTTCCATCTTGAGGGTAGCCATAGCGTCGAACGGCTCTCCATCCTTCACGCCCTCGGGCAGCTTGAAGCCGCTCGGTTTGTTAAAGGTTAGCTGTCCGGTTTTCTTACCGGACTTATCGTCCTCGACCATCGCTTCCCCGTTGGGAGACTGACCATCAGCGGAGCCCGCCAAATCGGCGTTCTGCGCGTTCATGTACTGTTCCATCGGGTTCATGTGCGTGTTTCCTTTCTTAGAAGGTTTGCCCATTCCGATGATAAGCATTGTGCCCATACACGGTTTGGAATTTGATCCCATCTGGGACCGGGGCCTCACTGGACCCCGATCCCATCAGGGAGTTGGATTAGGCTTCAGCCTCGACAGTCTGGCCGGTAGCGGCGGAACTCTCAGAGAGAACCGGCTGGACCAGGATGTTCGCACTGCCATTCGTGGCACCATCCAGGATCAGCGGAGTGCTGGCGCGGAGGTGGCGGATGACATGACCCCACTCAGGGCGGATCGGCTTGGAACCGCTGGCGAGGATCGCACGGAAGTATCCGATCGTCCCATCCGGGTTGGTGTCCGGGGTGATGATGTTCTTCCACTTGAAGTCACCCATGTAGGAGACCGCATCGAAGGTCACGTTCGAGCCAGCAGCCGTGATGGGCTTGGGCACGAGGTTCGTGAACACATCCTGGTGGAACACGATGGTGTCTTCGTAAGCCGCAGCCTCGTAAAGAGGGCTGATGTCCCACTTATAGCCCTGGGTCGTGGCGACCTGGGTGTAGGGGAGACGGCGAGCGAAGAAGTACGCCCCGCTGGACACGTTGGCGGTGAGGCCCTGGCTGAGCACAACCGCCGTGCTGCCGGAAGAGGCAGAACCAGCGGCTCCGATCGAGGCGACGAGCGTCCCGACGGCGATACCCGATCCGGAGAGCTGGCCGCCAACCGCGAGGGTAAGGGCGTCAGCATCGGCGATCGAGATCGTGGTGCTAGTAGCAGAAGCGTTCGCTGTGAAGGCGATCGCATCGTGGCGGGGACCCCAATCGTCCACCATGTGGAAGAAGCCAGCGTAGCTACGCTCGATCCCGAGGGGAGCGAGAAGCTCGTTGACCTTGCTCGACCAGCGGTAGTCCTGACGGATGTCGGGATTGGCGGCGATGAGGTTGCGGGAAGCCTCGGAGGACATGACCGCACCGAAGACGGGGCGGGCATTCTCACGATCGAGGGGGTTGTTACCAGCCCCGTCGCGGATGAGCTTCATGTAGGCCCGATCGAGGAGACCCTGCACCAGAATGCTGGAGGGCAGGACATCCGAACGGAACTGCGATCCGTCGCCGCAAGCAGCGACCACGCTACCACCGGAGACGGCGGCGTTGATCTTGTTCTGTGCGATGCGGACGAACTCGTCACGATAACGATCCTGCCAAGCGTAGGAGGTGTTCTCCTGAAGGATGGCGAAGATGTTGGAGAGCTGCTCCTTGCGCTTGAGCGAGAAACGCAGATCGTTCACGGAGAGCTTGGGGCTCTCAAGAGCGGTCTGGTTCAGGTTGTAAGCACGGAGGGTCTGCGCGAAGTTGATAACCTGGGCAGAAGGAACCGCGTTGTTGCCCCAGCCACTTCCAGAAGCCACCGTGGTGTTGTTCGGGAAGCTGCCGTCGTCGGCCTGAACGGGGTCGATCGAGATCCGGTTCCAGCTAAGAGCATTGGCGGGAAGCGAACGCTCGTAGGTCAGAACGCGGATGGTGTCGCCCATCTCGTCGGGCCAAACGTCCTTCTTGATCAGCTTGAGCCAAGGGGAGGTGTTGAGAGTTTTGCGGTAGATATCAGGGCCGATACGATTAGCTTCGTTGATCAGCACCTGTTCGATGTCGTAAGTAGCCATAGTGGTGTATTAGACTTGGGTGTGGTTGAATAAACCTGCCCACTGGGAATCCCCCGGTGCATAAAGCAGATCGATTCATACGCATTTCGCGTAGTTGGGTTTCTCCCGTCCCGAGCCAAAGACAGAAATGTTAAGCTCTAGTAGTGTGATCAACGTGATCGAGGCTCACGCCGCCTGGTTCCAAGTTGGGCGCGACTTGGGGCGCGTGTCATGGGTAATACACCACGCACCTACCTGTCAAGTATAAATGCACAAAAAAGCCCCCTCGGTTTGAGCATGCCTTACGGCAGAGGCTTGAGGGGGTCAATAAACGGCTGTGGCCACACCCTTCCGGATGTGACCACGTATCCTTTTCCGCAGCTTGGCGGATAGGAAATTATCCGAGCTGCTGGTCCAGAGCTTCCAAGAATCCGATATTTTCGGGTATGTCCTTGGAGGTCTCAGCCGAACCGCTACCTGCTTTGGGGGAGCTATTGCGGTATCCGGCAATCGTCTTGTTTGCCTTATCCAAGTCTGCCTTGGCAGCTTTCAATGCCTTCAGCAGATGGGGCATCAAGGCACCGGAGTGAGCCAAATACGATTTCAGCTCGGGAGCGGCGTTGGTGTAGTCACCCTTCGCCAGACGCTGAACATCCGCTGCAATCTCCTCATCGGAAAGGACGGGGACCTGCTTCTTCAGATCGTCGAAGACTTTCTCGGAAGCCTTCTCATAGGCAGCCTTGGCCTCAGCCGCCGATTTCTCGGCCTGCTGCTTCTGAACCCAGGACTCTTGCTGCTGTTTGGCAACTTCAGCCTGACGCTGCTGCTCAATCTGGGCGAGACGCTCGCGGCTGGTGGACTGGTAGTAGTCGCGGCGGCGGATGATCTCATTGTAATCATCGTTTGCGGCGTAAAACCGGAGCCGATCGCGTTCGTTCATGCTTGCCGCGATATCCGCAACCAGATCGCTCTGTTTGGAGCCGTCGGTCTCAGCAAAAGCTGCGAGCATGTCCTTTGAGTTGAGTTCGTAACGTCCTGCGAGTTCGTTGAGATAACCGATGACGTTAACCATCGGCTCGTACACGTTCTGCTTGTATTCAGCGGTGGCCTCGACGCGAGCAACGGAAAGCTCCTGCTCGTAAGCCTGGTTGATCTGGCGTAGACGCTCAACCTCTGCCGGATCAAACTCGGGAGCCGCCGTTTTGGCTTTTTCAAGCTCGGCCTTGAGAGATTCGATCTCCTTTTTCTGGGCCCGATTTTCGTTGCGGAGTTCGCCCCATTTTACAGCGGCTTTTTCCGTCAGACCCCTCGGGGTCTCCTCGGAAGCAGGTTCAGCCTCTTTCTTCGATTCATCAGTAGACTTATCCTCCTCTGGTTCAGTAACTTCAGATTCCTCGGACTTATTCACCACGGGTTCCTTTTTGTCAGAAACTTTGGGTGTTTTTTCTTTCACAGGCTTGACCTTCTCGGCCCGTTTTTCAGAGGCGGTTTTGCCCTCATCGGCTTTGCCATATTTGGTGTCGCCGGTCTCTGTGTTGATGTTTTCCATCGCCTGATCCAGACGACTTGCCCAATCCGACTCCTCAGGAGCGGTAAAGGTATTGGCTACGGGGGTTACTTCAAGGTTTCCTTGAGTTGAGGTTTCTACGGTGGTGGTTTCCATATTTTGGGGTTGTGGTTTATGCGGCTACCGAAAGAGGTAGCTGAAAGTTTAGTTTGTTGGATTTTTGGCAGTTGAGAGTGGCAGGAATAACCTGAAGGTTGCTGGGCTCATGCGTCCCTTTAACCGAAGAGTCTTTAGGCTTGAGAGGAATGATATGATCTACGTGGTGCTTGATTCCCAGACACTCGGAGACGCGCTGGGAGTGGTCGTAGATTGACGCCATGATGGCAAAGTCCTGGGGGGTCAGGTAATCGGGGGCAGCGTCTATCTTGCGTGCGCGGTAGCGTTTAGTAAGTTCATTTACTTTACCCCGATTCGCGTCTCTCCAGGCTTTGTTGCGGCCCCTGCACTGCTCTGAATTTGCTTCATAATACGCCCGGCAGATGGCCTGTCTGCGCCGGGGATTTCCTCTGTTCCACGCCGTACTATAGGCGATATGCCTCTCGGAGTTGGCCTTGCGCCACGCTTTGTTGCTGATTCTCCTAGCTACCTTGTCCCGTTCCCAAGCTTCCGGTGAATACCACCGTTCATACACCCCGCCGCTTCTATTGCGGGAAAAGCTGTGGAACCGATACCCATCCTCCCGAGTGTCGCCCCTCTTGGGTTTTACTTTACTCATCAGACAAGCTCTTGGAGGCGTACTTCCAGGGGGCAAGGGCCTCGGGATCGAGTTTCTGGGGCTTCTCTTTTGCGAGGGCGTCCAAGTTGCGGAGGGCCTCGAAATATCCTTCGCGCTTGGCATTCAGCAGTGCGCTGTTGACGAGCAGTTCCGGGGTACTAGCCGGGAACTTCGTACGAGGAATGCCGACATCCGTGAGAACGGAAATGGCGGTTTGCATTACGGGATCTGCGAGTAACTGACGCAAATTCGCAATCAGATCTGGTCTTTCGGACCATTCTTTAAGGGTCATTAGAATGTAGGGTTTTTGTTTTTAGGCTGACTGGGCTCTAATGCGGCTCGCCATTTCGGCATCTCGCAAAGCGAGCTTCTGCTTGGCCTCGGCGGCTTCCAACTGCATCTGCTGTTGGTGACGCTCTAAAGCGATTTGAGTTTCGGCCTGAGTTTTTTGTGCATTGGCCTGGGCCTCGGGATCAGGTTGCTCCTGCTGTTGCGGCTGACCTTGCTGTTGAGCGGCCTGCTGCTGTTGTTGGCTTTGGAGCTTCTCGGAAGTCTGCTCGAAAATCTCGGAAGACTGCTGGAGCTGCTTCTTGAGCTGTCCGTAATCCTGTTTCCTGCTCTGATCTTGGGCAACCTGTTCGAGGTGCTGGGTAGCGTGGGGGAATGCAACCTGAGCGTAAGAAACGGCTTGCTGCGGATCGGCCTGACCCTGTTTGAGGGCCTGGGCCTGCTGCGCGATATCGTTGATGTGAACCTGCGCGTGAACAAAATGATTTTCTCCAGGGGAAACCTGAACCTGCTTGCCCTGAGACATGGCTGCGTTTTCCAGTTCGGCGATTTTCTGGTCGATGACGGGACGCTGGTCGGGCTGTTTGGGAACGTAACGGTCGACCTGGTCATAACCGACACGGGTAGCGATGCGATCGCGGAGTAGGTTGGTGCGGCCCTGTTCGTCGAACTGCTGCATCATCTGCATCATCTCGTCGAACGCCACCAGACGTAGTTGATCCGAACCAGCACCGATGGCGCGGACTGCGTTCACCGACTCAATCTGGTTGTGAAGCACATCGAGGGGAACGCCACGGGAAGTGCAATACTTCCAGAAAGCCATCACCTGCTGACCGCCCTGCTCGTAGCTGAGATAGTCGGATCGAGTCGCACGTTTGAAGCAACCCCGCATAAGCCTCTCCCAAGGAGCATAAAAAAGACTCATGGAAGCAGTGGTGAGCTGCGCGTCTCCCTGCAACTGGGCCTGAACCTCAAACTTTGTGCGCTCCGTCGGATTCGGGTTCCCCGTGGGTGCGGTATATGAACCTGCCCGACGCTGGAGCTGCTCCGACATGTCCTGAAGGACAGGAATGGCGTTCTGACCAAAATTCGGAAGCTGCTTGTCAACGATGTTGACTCCCGACTGCATGATGCTGAAGGGTCCGAGATACTCGAACGACAGATTCTCCAAAGCCTCTTCGCTCTCGGGCTGGATCAGCAGGGAGCTGGACAACATGGAGCCGTCCACAAGCTGAGACCTCATGCGGTTGCTTACCTGAATGTGCGGAAAGATTTTATACCCCAAACCTCGGATGGATTGGTAAAAACCGTTGGTGCCGACCCCGTAGGTAAAGGTGACGAAGGCGTCGCACGCTTTGGCGAAGCGACTGCGCTTCTGGTAGAGAAAATCTTGATTGCTTCCGTCGGCCAAAGAAATGTAGTGGCTGACAGTTCCGTCGTACTCCTTGACCCAAGCGTGAATCACGCGGACCTCGGAGCCGGAGCCGTGCGCAACAAATACGTCGTTATTTTTGAGATCCTCCTGATACCGCTCCCAGTCAGTGATATGGTACGTGCTCTGTGCGCCGGTGTTGGCGATGATTGCCTTCTGGACTTCTTCCAAATTCCATCCCAACTCGGTGGCGCGTTCCTCATCTTTAATAAAGTTGTAAAGCTCGTGAGCCCGCATGATACGGGGGCTAATCGCAACTTCGATCGCGTCCTCGTTAGCCCATGTTCTACGTGGGAGCAGGAAATCTCCGATCTTGGAGACTTGCCACTTCCAGTTATACTCGTCCTCCCAATAATTGATCGAGACTCCGTGCTTGATGAAATAAGTCGCATTGAGGAGATACCTGGGGAAGAACTCGTCCCACTCACGAAGCATTCGGGTAAATCCTTCCGCGATGATCTGCTCGTAATCGCCTTTCTTCTGCGGGTCGGACTCCTTGACGTTGACCGAAACAAGGGTCTCAACGGAATTGATGAGGTCGATGTACCCGGCCAATGCAGCCTCCAGCATGTACTCGGCTTCACCAAAGTTCAGGTTACAGCGAGAAGCCATGCCCGCCTGACGAAGCACGTTGTCGTCGTAAGGAGCGGCACCGTCGAACATGGAGTCGACTTCGGCGCGGTTGCGGGCGTTGACATCGTCAGCTTGCTTTAGGCGCAAAAAGACCTGGTGCAGGGAATCGGGGTCCTTAATTCGGGTCTTTGGGGCAGACCCGTCAGGATTCAGATTACCTACGAGCGGGTCGTTGACGCTGGGTGAGAGATACTCCATTTAGGAAAAAGGTGTCGTGGTTATGAAGTGGTATGTGATACCTGTCAAGAGTATTTTAAGTTGAGATTTAATCGGCGTCCTAGGTTGGCCTCTCTAAGTTTTGAAAACGCAGCCCTCTGCTTGACCTGAATAGAGGTCTCCCGGCGTTTCAATTGTACAGTCATACCGCCGAATCCAAACCGCTGACGGCACAGCTCAATCAAGATCATCGCGGCATCGGCCAAGTCAGGGCTCTCTCCGGTTCGGGCCTTCATGTCAACTTTAGTTTCTACCACCATCCTTAAGCCCACCCCCTTTTGGGTAGTATACTTTCTATTGCACATTTCCTTGGCCAGCTCGCGGTCGATCCCTTTGAGCTGTCCGGTACGGATAAGTTCTTTGGCCCCGAACCACAGCTCGGTGACGCGGTTGACATACCGGTCACTGGACAACGTAGTGTCAGATATAGACACCGGTAAATCACTGGCCTTTCCACCAAACTGCACTCCCAAAACCTCGGGTGACCACATCATGGACACTACGTCCCCAAACGGACCGCCTGCTCCGGACTTGTCGAACGCAGCGCAAAAAGGCTCCACGCCTTCTTCCTCGCACAGTTGCCGGTACTGCTGGACAATCTGCTCGGTACGGGTCTTCTTTTTGTTGGTCACGTCGTCCTGAAGCAACTGCCGGTGGGTGTACATGAGGGTGGGGATTCCGTCTCGGGACATGCCGAAAAGCCCGAACTGTACTGGCGTGCGGTCACCCCCGTTGGTGAATGCGGGGTCGAGCGCGGCAACCTTCGTGGGCGGTTCAATCCAAATGGCGTCCTGGTCCGCACCCGCTGTGATGATTTCCGTCTCGGAATAGATGTTGTCATCCTCGCCGGTAGGGGCCCAGTAGCCTCGGAACATTCGATAGTATGCCAATGAATTCTCACCGAATCGTGCCTTGGCCTCGTCCAGCTTGGCCTGAGTCACAATCCAGGGGTAAATGAGTTTCCGGGTCAGGACATTCGGGCTCTTCTCGCCGTCGAAGCGAATGCACAGCCCGCGTTCGGTCTCCCACTCGTCTTCCAAGGGACTGATCGACTGCCAGCCGTTTTTGGGTTTTGCCAAAATGCCGAATGCGTCAAACCGGGATGCAGGGTTGCCGATGCCGATGAACTGGAACTCGGGGTTGAGCGAGAGGTTGGACGCGGATGCTTCCAAAATGCTTTCGGAGAGTTCGGGCATTTCGTCAGCGATGACGATCACGCGCTGATTTTTAAATCCGATCAGTTTGCCCACGGCCTCCTTTTCTTTTTTCTTTTCAGCCGCAATCAACGTCAGCCCGCATTTGTCCGAAGTCCCTCCGGTGCCGTCGTCAAAACGGATGAGGCCCATTGAGTCCACGAGCTTGCCGGGCAGTGGCGGTGCCGCTTGCCAATAATCTCGAATCGAGCCCCAGATACGCTTGCGGCTGTCTTTTAGCGTGGTGGAAGTGACGAGCACCATCGTATCGGCTGGGGCGCATATGAAGTTAACAATCGCCCAGAGAGCAAACGCGTCGGTTTTCCCGCTCGAAGCACAGCCAGCCACGGCAAGGTACTGATTCTCGCACGCGGCTTCAATCATGCGCTCCGCCCAGGGATGGCGCACAAATGGCTTCGGCCCATCTTCAGGCCAAAGCGCAGAGACGATTCGCCAAAAATGTTCAGCTTTGTCCAGCCCGCCTTTCTCCACGGCCACCGGGTTGCGGAAGCTGTAAAGTTCTCGGTTGAACTGGTCGATGGATTTCTTCCACCAACGTCCGTACTGGTACTCTTTGTCGGACACATCGACGACGCGACCGTCCGAAGTTTTTAGCAATCTTTTTTCCATTAGTGTCCCAGATGTGTCCCATGACCGCTCTGGAGCCTCGCTCTACAGAGTAAAAATCCCGGAGTTGACGGGGCTCGAAACCACAGGTGAATTATACCAAAATCATACCGCTTCATCAGGGTATATTATGCTTTTTCAGAGTAACTCGTCAATACTTGATTTCTAGGCATACCACAAAAGTTGCATGGTATGTACAACCTTTTGGGTTGCAAAGTGTCCCAAAGTGTCCCATGATCTGGTCCTCCTAAAAGCTATGAAGACCAAAAAACGCGATCAAATTTCCTACCCGTTCGTGCAATCTACGCCGTTCGGGAAAATCAAAATCTACCGGTCGAGCGACCGATATGTGGTGTCGTGGATCGACGCTGAGAAAGGCCGAATGCGTCAAACTTTCACCGAGGAAGTGCAGGCTCATCAACGCGCCGAAGAACTCATCGAAGACCTTGAAAAAGGCGTCAGCTTCCGTAACCAGATCACGGCTACCAAGGCCGTTCGTATATCCCAGTACGAAGCGGAATTAAAAAAGCACAACGCGACTCTCGGGGATGCCGTGGCGTACTATCTCGCTCACCTCGAAAAGCGAGAGTCCTCAAAGATCGATACCCTAGAGGCGGTCAATAGGTACCTGGCTCAGATCGACGATCAAAAGGGAAGGCACTATCGCACGGCGAAACACGTGCTGTTCAGGTTTGCAAGGGCGCACGTCAAGACGCTCGATTCAATTACAGTTCCGGAGCTGGACAAGTACGTTCGGGAAATCTCCGACGTTGGACGTACCCGCAACAACCACCTTTGCTATCTCGGAACTTTCTACAAATGGGCTCAGGAGTACGGAAACTACGTGCCGGAAGGAAAACTCATTACCGACAAGATCAAGCGGTTCGACGAAAAGGCCACCGACATCCAACTCTTCACCCCTGACGAGATTGAGAAGCTGCTACGTGCCGGAGATCGTCTGATGCCGTATATTGCTATTGGGGCCTTTGCTGGCGTTCGTAGCTCGGAGATTGAAAGGCTCACCTGGGATGACCTAGACTTTGAGTCCAACACGATTCACTTGTCCTCCTCGGTTACCAAGACAAAGCGTAGGCGTCTGGCTCTGATGTCGGATAACCTGATTCAATGGCTGAACTCCTACACTGGAGAGAAAAAGGGGAGTATCATACCGGAAAAGTTTCAATTCCAATGGCATCGAGCTTCGGTGTGTGAAACAGCCGGGGTGACGTGGAAACCGAACGCGCTACGCAAAAGCTACATATCGTACCGCATGGCGCAGGAAGACGCCGACGCGGCAAAAGTGGCCAAACAGTGCGGCAATAGTCCGGCTATGGTTGAGGAGCACTATAAGGGGCTTGTATCACCAAAAGTTGCCGAAAAGTGGTTTGCCGTGACGCCGTGAAAAAGTTCTTGCATATACCACAAACCACGTAGTATCTTACCCACTCCTAACCAAAAAGGAGACCATACCATGCCAAACAAACTAGCTCAACACCGCCGCAGAGTGGTGTACATCGAAGAAAAAGAAAATTGGGAGATCCTTCAAAAGGTCGCCAAATACAATGGAATCGCGCCATCGGCCATCATCCGAGCCGCGACACATCTGATGTGCCAAAAGCTACGTGAGAACCCGCATACTCGATTCATCAACCCGATTTTCGACTAAGCCTATGCACCGTACTTCCTCCTTAGTTTTAGAAGCCGGTCCGTCTTTGCGGATTACCAACCTCAATAATGGACGAGTCCGGATAGAACTGGAGGAAGTGGAGACCTCAGCACTTGAAGCCGCTGCTCCGAGCACCGTCTACGATAAAAAGGGGCTGGCGCGGCGGCTAGGTGTCGGGATCAGGTCTGTTGACAATTATATGCGACAGGCGAGAAACCCCGTGCCGTATACAGTATCTATGGGGCGGCCTAGATTTTTAGAAACCGATATTGTGAAGTGGCTCCAAGAGGGGGCTTCTCCGGCAGCCCGAAGAGTTAAAGCTCGTCTTGGATTATGAAGCACCGATTTCACGTTCTCGGGGTTCCCCACACGGTGTCCAGCAAGGACTACGTCGCGTGCGCGTTTACCCAGAAGGTAGTTAAGTTTTGCGAGATGATGTCCGCTCGGGGGCATGGTATCATACACTACGGCCATACCAACAGCGCGGTCGTGTGTGATGAAAACGTACCCGTGACCACGGACGCCGACTTGGTCGCAGCTTATGGTACTCACGACTGGAAGAACAACCAGTTCAAATTCGATATGGAGGATGCCGCTTATCGGGCGTTCTTTACAAACTCGATCCGCGAGATCGCTAAACGGAAACAGCCCGGCGACTTTTTGCTCTGTTTCTGGGGCGGAGGAGTAAAGCCAGTAGCCGACGCACACTCTGATATGCTTGTTGTTGAACCAGGCATAGGTTACCCGGGCGGAGTCTTTGCCCCGTACAGAGTTTTTGAAAGCCAATGGATCTATGCTGCGTGGTTCGGTATGCAAGCCGTCGCCACCTGCGATCATTACTCATGGTACGACGCGGTGATACCAAATTATTTTGACCTGAACGACTTTGAGTTTAACGAAGAAAAAGAAGACTATTTTCTACACTTGGGCCGGATTGGCCACAACAAGGGCCTTCACATCGCCATACAAGCCACCGAAGCAATCGGGGCAAAGCTGGTAGTCGCGGGTCAGGGCAAGGATCTTAAACCACTAGGTATTGACCACATCCCCCCGCACGTCGAGATGTTCGGGCACGCCGACGTGGACGCTCGCAAGAAGCTGATGTCCAAAGCCAAGGGATTCTTCCTGTTGTCCCAATACGGGGAACCGTTTGGCGGGGCTCAGGTGGAAGCAATGCTTTCCGGAACGCCCGTGATTAGCACCGACTGGGGCTGTTTCGGTGAGATCAACCTGCACGGAGTAACGGGATACCGCTGCCGCACGTTTGAGCAAATCACCTGGGCCGCTCAGAATATCGACAAGATCAAACCGAAGGATTGCCGCAAATGGGCTGAGAACTTTGATATGAACAAGGTCGCTCTCATGTACGAGGAGTATTTCGATGGTATCGCGAACATTCACAACGGAAGCGGGGGCTGGTATGCCAAGAACCCCGACCGTACGGATCTCGATTGGCTTCGCCGCCAATACCCCTGCACAGCATGACAACGCTTGCCTTGGACCTAGCAACTCAGACCGGATGGGCTTACGAGTCCGCCGGAATGATCTCGTCCGGTACCGAAGGTTTCCAACTCAAAAAGAAAGACCGACCAGGAGTACGTTTCTTGATGTTCCGCACTTGGTTCCGAGACTTATTGGTTTCGGTGAAACCTACCAAGGTTTCCTACGAGGAAGTCATGCGATGGTCATCCGGGGCTGCGGCCAAAGTTTATTGCGGGTTGCTGGCGATTGTGATGACCGAATGCGAAGCAAAGCAAATTCCCTACGAAGGTGTGCATGTAGGCACCATAAAGAAATCTGCTACTGGCAAGGGTAATGCTACCAAAGAGCAAGTAATCGCCGCCATCAAAGCCAAAGGCCACAATCCCAAAGACGACAACGAGGCTGACGCAATCGCGTTGCTATTTTTTACCCTTGGGGATCATACACCACGAACAAACCAATGAGAGCAGCCAAACAAAGAACCCAAACACGACCTCCTGAAAACAATATGAACGAATTAGAACTAAAACGCAGGTACGTGGTCGACCAAGAAGAGTACGACGAAATTTGTAAGTTGCCCAAGTGCCCTCACTGCAAGGCCCATTCAAACCTACAGTCTCAAAGCTATGTCTGCGGGTCAATCCCAGCTCGCAAGTCTGAGGGGGTCGTGATGTCGGAGTTATGCATGGAGCGAGAGGTTCGTTTCCGAATGGAAGCATGGATCAAGGAAATCCGAGCGCGGCTATCCACTGAGTTTTCTCCCGAAAAGGCAGAAGAAATTCTCACTTCAACCAACCCATCAAACCAACCATGAGTGACCGAGTCGAACGTAACTACAAAATGGCCCACGCCGCATCCCCCAACGTCAGTTTACCCCCGAGTAAAGCGTACCGGGATAACTTTGACGCCATATTCAATAAGAAAAGGCGTCGCGCATCTAATAAGAAAACCTCACGGAAATGAGCTGCGCCAAGACTCACGTCACTTGCGTTATTGTAACGCCGTATGGAGAGAGGTTCATTGGCACCAATTACTGCCTGAATCCACAGGAGACCTGTCCGAGAGACGCTTTTGAAGGATACGACAAGTGTCTTTCGATCTGCCGTCAGGTAGGCCACGCGGAAGAGGTTGCCCTGTCCCATGCGGGGCCTAAAGCCAAAGGTTCCCGAGCCTTTATCAAAGGAATCTCCCACGTCTGTCGGAACTGCCAGGAGCAGCTCACAAACGCCGGAGTCATATCATTTTCCCTAGTCGATAACCTAGATGAAATCATCAAAGATTAACCTCATCGCCCTTTGCGGGCTGGCCGGAAGTGGCAAGAGCACTCTGGCCAACATTCTCATCGAAGAGCATGACTTTCACCGAGTCAAATTCGCAGGTCCGCTCAAGAGTATGCTAATCACCCTGGGGCTTACCCACGAGCATGTCGAAGGCAAACTCAAAGAGGTCCCCTGTGACCTGCTGGGTGGCAAGACTCCCCGCTACGCCATGCAAACCCTGGGTACGGAATGGGGTCGTGATCTCATTACTCCGAGCCTGTGGACCAAAGCGTGGAAGCAGAAAGTGCAGGATTACCTGGACCGGGGCTTCAAGGTGGTCGTAGACGACTGCCGATTCCCAAACGAACTCCGCGCAGTCAATGAACTCGGCGGTATCAGCATCATGATCGAGCGGCCTGGAATCGCGTCGGTGGAATCGCACATTTCAGAGCAGCACGCACTGGAGACAGACGTGGTGCTCGTTAACGACGGAACCATTGGGCAGCTACACCTAAAACTTGACTCACTCCTATGAACCACCTGACTGGGGGACAGAACCCCTACATCACAGCGACCGACGGAACCTGGACCGGATACCAAGGGAATTCGACGTACACCAACCTGATGCCCGAGCCGTTCAGGCCCAAATTCCCGGGGCATTGGTGCGAGTCTTATGACCAATTTCGCCAATACGTTCAGAATAGCCCCAACGTCCCCGGATGGGTGAAAGAAGCGTTTAAGTCGTTTGATAATGAGGACGACATCTGGCAAGTCGAGATGTGGTCTGGAATTGTAGCCCATTGGCAGGGTCGCAGGGTGCAGGAGATCAAAGAAGCTCAACAAAGGCTGATCGCAAAATGAAAGCCACGCTTGAATATAACCTCCCAGAGGATCAACGAGAGCACGAGATCGCACTCAACGGATACAAGTACTGCCTAATCCTGAGTGATCTGGATAACGACCTCCGCCTGTACATGAAACATGGACATGGATTCAAAACGGCAGATGAAGTCCTAGAACACATACGGCAACGCATTCATCAGGAATGCGAGGAGTTAAGCGTCAGCCTGCACTCATGAAGAAGCTCTACGACCGGCAGGAGACCCATGTACGCACATTGTGCGGCGTGCTCAACAACTATGGTTCCGTGCTCGATAGCAGCGAGACCGGAACTGGCAAGACGGTGTGCGGTGCCGAAGTCGCTCGTGTTGCCAATGCTCCGACCCTTGTAGTGTGCCCGAAGGCCGTGATCCCATCCTGGGAACGCGAGCTGGCCGAGCGTGGAGTCAAGGCTGACGTTATTAATTATGAAAAAGTGCGCGGAGGGAAAACCAAGTTTGGAAAATGGGTGAACAAGAGGTGGGTCTGGACGATCCCCGAGTCGCTCATCATTTTCGATGAGGCGCACAAATGCAGTGGAATCGGGACGCAGAATTCCAAGATCCTGATCGAGGCCAAAGACCGGCACGCAGTGCTCATGCTTTCGGCCACGATCGCCAACAACCCGTTGCAAATGCGTGCTGCTGGCTGGGTGCTCGGGGCCCACGCACTCGGCAATTTCTGGCAGTGGACGGCAAAATACGGCTGTGTCAAGAACCGATGGAACGGCATGGAATTCGGGGGAACGATCTCGCATATCCAGGCCCTGGCCCAATCGATCTCCCACCGGTGCGCCCGGATGACCCAAGAGGAACTCAAGGACCATTTCACCGAGACCATGATCGTGACGGAACCCCTGGAATTCGGCGACGAGATCCGGGAGATCTATCGGGAAATGGAAGACGAGCTTGCGGTGCTGGAGGCCGCAGAAAAACATGACAGCAAGAGCGAGGCTGCGGAGGCCCTTGTTAAGCAGCTCCGCGCCCGACAGCGTGTGGAATTGCTCAAGGTTCCCGTTATCAAAGACATGGTCGAGGATCTCCTCGCCGAGGGAAAGTCAATAGCAGTGTTTGTAAATTTCAAGGCCACCCTGGACGCGTTGGCAGAAAAACTGGGTACTCGGGCTACGGTTCACGGGGATCAGACGACTGACGAACGCCAGCAGCATATTGACGGTTTCCAGAACGACCAGGAGCGGGTGATTATTTGCAACATCGCCGCAGGGGGCGTGGGCGTCAGTCTCCACGATGTCACGGGACAGTTTCCCAGGGCAGCGATCATAAGCCCGTCTTGGAACGAAAAAGACATAATTCAGACAATGGGACGAGTCCACAGAGCGGGCGGAAAGACACCCTCGATGCAGCGGATTCTCTTTGCAGCGGGCACGGTGGAAGAGAAAGTTCAGCAGTCGGTAGTCAAGAAAATAAAAAGATTGAAGACTCTGAACGAAATCTCTTGCACCTCCGCATCGGATGCGTAATATACCACGACCCTACCGCAAGACCACATGACTTCGATCGTTACCCACAAGGACCCCGAGACCCGCCTTAAATGCGGGTATGTGCGTGAAGACGGCATGTTGTTCTGGGCCTACAACCCCACGTCAAAAAACGGGGAGAGTTGGATAGATCAAGAAACTTTTAACGAGAGGACGCAACGTATCTGGGACCGCCGACGAGTTAACCGAGACGTCATAAACGAACGTAGGCGTAAAAATGTGGCCAGCAACCCACAAGCCACTAAGGATCGAGTGAGGAGATACCGGGCTGCCAACGCGGACCGGATTCGGGAGTACGAAAAAAACTACCGAGCCCGAAACATCTCTAAAATTAGAGAGACCAAGAAGAAATGGAATCTATTGAACCGAGATACGGTTTTAGGAAGGTGGTTAAACCGTAGGTACGGAATCTCACTGGAAGAATATCAGGTACTGCTACGTAACCAGGGTGGTGTATGCGCTATTTGCGGAACGTCCAAATGCTCAACCGGCCAAAGACTAGCCGTCGACCACGACCACAATACCGGTGCCGTGAGGGGGGTGCTTTGCAAAAACTGTAATGTCGGGCTGGGGAGTTTTAAGGACGACCCAGAACGTTTGCTTAACGCCGCAGATTACCTAACTCAACGCTCCTCTAAATAACCCCATGTTAACCATCGTAACCCATGCCGACTCGGCCACAAGACCCCACGCCCAATATGGCCCCAGCACCCTTAAAATGTATGAAACGTGCCCCAGCTATCTACCCCGAGGAGGAACCAACGCAGTGGCTGAGGCGGGCACAAGAATCCACGAAGCAGCGGAAAAAGAAGACCCCTCTCTCCTCACTGACGAAGTCGAGCGTTCCCTGGCCGAGTGGGCTCTCGCATTTGTGGATCACGTCCGCCGAGAGAAGGACGCTTCTTCAAATCTTCTGGCTTCACACAAAGAAGTGTTTCTTGAAATGGACTTTGATAGTGTGGGTACTTACGGAACGTGCGATGTACTGGATCTGTACAAAGACGGTACCGGGGTTCTCGTCGACTACAAATTCGGGTTTGGGAAGGTCGCCGACGCAGAGGAAAATAGCCAAATCCAAGCTTACGCGTATGGGGCCTTCCAAAAATTCCCCGAGATCAACGAGCTGGCTAGCTATCTGGTGAGCCCCCGACGCCAAGAAATCTCATATGCGACCTACACTCGTGACGATATGCCGAGGATTCGCCTTCGGCTCTCTACTATTATCGCTCGGGCAAAACAGTCTTCGGGTTCTATTTTTAATCCGACAGAGGGTGTTTGCGACTACTGCGCGAACCAAGGCAAATGCCAGGCACTCGCGGATAAGGCCCTGGTCGTCGCGCAAAAGTCGGGGTTCCCGGTGCCGCAATCACTTTCCTACGATGGGTCGCCTAAAGAGAAGGGTCAGATCCTAAAGCTGGCCAATTTACTCGAAGGCTGGGCCGGAGAGGCTAAGAAAGAACTTTTACGTCAATCCCTGGAAGAGGGTGCTGAGGTTACGGGCTACCGCTTGGACCAGCGCAGAACTCCCAGGGCGATTGATAACCCCCTCGTAGGATACGACTCGGTCAAGGACCTGGTTTCCATCGAGGAATACTTACTAGCCTGCAAAAGCGTCAGCGTTGCAGAGCTGGAAAAATTTGTAGCAGAACGGGCACCCAGAGGCCACAAGGCGGAAGCCAAACAGCACCTGGAAGATGTTCTGAAACAATCCGGTGCCCTCCGCGAGGAAGGTACCATCCACCTTCTCAAACCCATTAGGGCTTGAAAGGTATAATACACCGAAACCCAACCAAACACACTAAAATGTCAAACGTATCAACTACACTGCATCAGGTGCTGACCTCTCTGCTTAATGCGGAGCAGCACATCATCAAGGAAGTCCACGACCTCCTCGTCGCCAAGGGAATCGTCAAAGGTCCCGAAACCGCCCCTAACCCCAACCAGTTGGAGCTTCCCCTTGAGGCCGTTCCCGCAACCGGAGAGCAGCAGCCCGCCCAATAATATGGCCTCGATCACATTCAATCCAAAAGGTGGTGCGGTAGCACCGGCACCCACCGACGAAACCCCGAAGAACGTGACCCTTGAGGTCGCGGCTCCTCAGAACCAGAGCATTGCTGTCAGCAAGGCACCGGCTCCTACGGGCAACATCACTCGGGACGACATCAACCTGCCCCGAGTTAATCTCGTGCAGAAGAGCGGAAAGCTCTGCGACGATTTCACTCCGGGATCTTTCCTGTTTGAAAAGCAGGTGGTGCTCGCAAAGCCAGGCGATTCGTTCAACGCGGTTGTGCTGGGACACTCCAAGTATTACCAGGAGAAGGTCGAGTACGGCTCCGTTGAGTTTGGTCGCCGCGCAAACTCCGAAGAGGAAGTTCGTAACCTTGGTGGTACTACTACCTGGGGTGTCACTGACAAGCCCTACTTCCAGCCCGTCGCCGATCTGCTGCTCGCAGTGAAGGCTCCCGCTGAGACCGAAGGAGATGTGCTCGATCTCTTCCCCTACCAGTACGGGGACGATCACTACACCATCGCAGTCTATACGGTCGCCGCATCCGCCTACACCTCGCTCGCAAAGCGTGTGTTCACGGACAGCCTCTACACGCTCAAAGCTGGTCTTCACCTCGGTGAGTACCAGATCCACAGCGAGCTGAAAAAGAACGCTGCAAACTCTTGGTACATTCCGGTTGCCGGGATGCCCAAGAAGTACAACGACGATGCGAAGGCTGAGTTCTTCGCGGGTCTACGCAGCAACTAAACCACTCTGGAGTCCTTGAGAGAGTAGGAGCTGCGGGAGATCCGCAGACCGAGGAACGTGGCATCCCGATGATGGTCCGGACCCACATTATTTCCTCTAGGTGATCACTCTCAGGGATTCCTCCCTTTTCCCTAACTATGCCCATCGCAGCCGTAGACTTTGAAACTTTTTATAGTGATGAAATCAGCATCACCACCCTCGGCGTTTACAACTATTTACAAAAAACCGACATCTACCTCGTCAGTATTGCCACTGACACGGGGCTCGAATTTGTCGGTCATCCGAAAGACTTCGACTGGAGTCAAATTGCAGGCCCTGATTGGACGTGGGTCGCGCACAACACTGGCTTTGACATGGGAGTCTTCATGCGGCTTCAAGAACTCGGCGTTGGCAATACGCAATCGGTTACCGAGATTAAAGACTGGCACGACACGGCAGACTTGACTGCATACCTGGGGTACCCGCGCTCACTGAAAGAGGCGAGCAAGTACCTGCTGGGCCTTGAGATCTCCAAAGACACCCGAGACAAGATGAAGGGTAAGGCTTGGGAGTCCATGACCCCCGCTTTTCGTGCAGAGGTTGAGGCTTACGCTCTCAAAGACGCTGAAAACTGCCTGAATATCTGGATTCAGCACGGTGACAAGATGCCAGAACACGAACGGGAAATCAGCCGTTTAACCCGTGAAATGGCTTTTCGGGGCGTCCCAATCGACGCTGAAGGGCTTGAAAACGACATCGTTAAGCTCGAAACGGACCTTTGGAGGCTTCGTTCCAGTATTCCTTGGAGGGACGAGCCTCACCGGGACAATGCGAGAGCGAATCGTGGCGAGAAGATGGCGATCCTATCCCCGATCGCCATTCGTGAGGAGTGCCTCAAGGTAGGCATCATTGCTCCGGCTTCTTTCGCCAAGGATGACCCAGGAGCTGAGGAATTTTTCGAGAAATATGCCGATACCTACCCTTGGGTCGGGGCTGTGCGTGATTATCGTCGGGCAACCAAGCACCTGGCCACGCTCAAGAGCATGAAAGCTCGTATGCGTCCGGACGGATGGATGCCCTACGGCTTAAAATACTTCGGGGCCCACACCGGACGCGACTCCGGCGACACCGGGCTCAACCTACAGAACCTGCCTAAAGGAATTGTTGCCGGTGTGGACGTACGATCCAAGATCTGCGCTCCCGAGGGCTATACATTGGCTATCGTCGATCTCTCGCAGATCGAACCGCGCTGCCTGCACTGGCTTGCGGAAGACGAGACCACGCTCCAGTACATCCGTGAGATCCCCGATCTCTACGAAGCGCAGGCACGGGCCTGGGGAATCTGGGATGAGCCGGGATCGATGAAGAAAGTTGCACCCGACATTCGTCACATGATGAAGCAGTTAGCACTTGGTCTCGGTTATGGTATGGGCGCGAAGAAGTTTGCGGACGTTGCTGACATGACCGTGGAGGAGGCTACGCGGCTTACGACGCTCTACCGGTCCAAGAACCCAAAGATCGTCAAGCTGTGGAAGAAACTGGAGGCAGGCTTAAAGAGAGCCGCCTGCACTCCAGAGAAAACTTTCAAGATGGTTCTGCCGTCGGGACGTGCCCTGAACTATAGGACGGTCGAGGACGGAGACAAGCTGTCCGCTTCGATCCCACGTGCCGGAAAGCTCATGCAGATAGGTATCTGGGGAGGAGTCCTAACGGAAAATCTCGTCCAGGCAACGGCACGCGAGGTCTTCATGCACCAGTGCGCGGAGATCGAGAAAGCCGGAATACCTGTGCTGATGCGAGTCCATGACGAAGCAGTCTGCCTAGTTCCCGAAGATCAAGCCGAGCAGAAGCTCGCCGAGATCACCCGGATCATGTCCACCGCTCCGGAGTGGGGTGGGGGACTGCCACTGTCCGCCGAAGGTTCCCTATCCAAAGTCTACAAGAAATAAACCATGAAAATCTTTTCCCTACAAAATCTGACCAGCCACGTCATCGCAATAACCGATGACACAACCCTCAGCACCGTCGTCAATCCACGCCCCTCAGGGATGGACAAGAAAACGTACGGTGAGTGGTGCCGACTCTCGACAACCAACGGGCACTTCATCTCCGCATGGGAGGGTCTCAATCCACAAGGCCGCATCTGTGCCCAGAACCCAGGTCGCCTGTTGCATGGGATCATTGCTGACTACGATAACCCGAACGCGTTGGCCGAACTCAATGACCTACCCACCACGACAAGTCATTTACCGATGTGGGTGGTGGAAAGTTTCTCTCCCGGCAAATGCCGCCTGATCTGGGCTTTTGAAAACCCGGTCATCTGCTCCAATCCGGATCTCACGGAAGCCTTCATCAAGGTACTCAACGAGAAGATCAAGGTGAGCGAGGCATTGCCCGGTTTTGATAAATCGAGCTGGAAGGATACCCAGTACTTTGAGCTGGGTACGAACTGGCAGTCGGTGACCGGAGCGTTCCCCATTCCCGATGCCCTGCTCTCGCAGTGCATGTTTGAGGCGGGTACCCGATCCAAGCTGGAGTCCTCGGATGTAGAGATTCCCCTCGACGTGGTCGCAGCCGAAGTGGAAGCAAGGTTCCCCGGTCGCTGGCCCGCAAGTCAGTTTGTCGAGGGAGCCGTCGGTCCTCTCTTCTGGGTCGAGCCCTTCGTCAATCACCGGAGCTGCGCGGTCACACTGAATGGCATGGTCTGCTTCTCCGATCGAGCTGCATCGAATTTCATGCCGTGGCGTGCAATCTTCGGAAACAAGTTCGTGGAGAAGTTCGAGCAGGAAAAAGCGGCTCGTCTCGCGGAAATGTTTTACTACGACGGGGAGAAATACTGGGGGGAAGTCAATGGGTCTTGGGAGCACCACCGCAGGGAAGACGCGCAGCTCCATATCAAGGATGCAGGGGGTAATCCCAACAAAAAGAAAGGCAAGAACCTTTCCGAGGTTGAGTCCGTTCTGTGCTACATCCAGAAGCAGCGAAGGGTACATTCAGCAGCCCCCATACTTTTCGAGAGTCAGCAAGTCGTAGACGTTTACTCTCGGAGGATACTCAACACCTCCAAGAAAAAGGTCATGCAACCAGCCGAGACCGGAGACCCCAAGGACTTCCCCTGGCTCTACGATTTCATCATGAACTCCTTCAACGGGGATCAGAACGGAGTACCGGCTCACGAATACTTCATTGCTTGGTTCAAGCGTTTCTACCAGACCAGCTACGAACAGAACCCCCAACAGGGCCAGAGCATTGTCATCGCAGGCGGAGCCCACTCGGGCAAGAGCCTCTTTGTCAACTGGGTGATTGGTCGAGCTATGGGAGGTGCCTGTGATGCCTCCGACATCCTACTGGGCAAGACCCGTTTCAATATGGAGGCGGCTCACAATTCGGTATGGCTTTGCGACGACGCTGTGAACAACGCCGACATGAACACCCGTCAAGAACTGGCTATGAGGCTAAAGGCAATGGCGGCAAAGCCGACCGTCCGCTACGAGCCAAAGTTTCAGAACTCTTCAGAACTACCCTTCAAAGGTCGCGTGATCGTCTGCTGCAATACCGACCCGGAGTCGCTTCGGATTCTCCCCACGATGGACGGCACGATTCAGGACAAGATCATGCTCTTCCGGTTCAACTACAATTACCACGCTCACTTCTTCGACAACAACTCGGAGAACGAGGGGCGCATACTCCGTGAGCTGCCGTTCTTCCTGCGCTGGCTGCTGAACTATCAAGTCGACCCAAGGGTCATTGATACCAAGCACGCACGCTTCGGAGTGATCAGCTTCCACCATCAGGCACTCGTTGAAGAAGCCACCAGTGAACAGCCGGAGACCCGCCTGGCAGAAGTCATTAGGAAACTGATGGCCATCGAGAAGGGTAACTATAAGGCGGGAGATCTGATGAAAGTCGACGTGAGTGAACTCAGCCTGGCCCTCAACGGCGCGGGACTCGGCGATCAGATCCGCCAGCTTGGTGGACTCAACAGACTCGGGAAGCTCCTCAACAAGGTTTTCCAGCAGAAGCTCTCTCCCTACATCACCCAGCCTCCGAAGAAGGTCAAAGGGTACAACACGTACATCTTTGACCCCCACGCCCAAGAACCCGAATAAACCAAAACCCCATGAGCCTAGACATAAAACCAAAACCCGCCCGCCAAGCACAAGGCCGACCGAGCCTTGAAGCAGTAATTGTTTGCGTAGATTACTCCGACTTCCTGGAGGTAACCCTACCCCTCAATCAACCTTACTTCGACCACATTGTCGTCGTAACAACCCACGAGGACAAAGAAACGCAGAGAGTCTGCCGGAAGCACGGAATAGATCCCGTGCTCACTCAGAGCTTCTACGAATACGGGGACTCGTTTGCCAAGGCGCGGGGTATCAATTTGGGGTTATCCCATTGCCGGTACAACGATTGGATCATCCACCTCGACGCCGACATCCTCCTGCCTCGGAACTTTCGCAATCAACTCTTTATATACCCCCTTCAGGAAGATTCTATCTATGGAGCTGACCGACAAAATATTGTGGGCAGGGAAGCATTTCAAAACCTCCTGCTTAGTGATCACTACCAACTCCAGCACGGGTACCAGTTCCTTCTGAAGAGGGGTAACTATGATAATGGCAGCCGACTGATTAACCATGACACTGGCTATGCTCCAATCGGGTTCTTCCAGCTTTTCAACGCGTCCTACCTTCATGAGCACGGCCTTAAATACCCCCAATACCAAACCGGAGCGGATAGAACGGATGTTCTGTTCAGCCTGCAATGGCCGATGGTTAAACGCATCCTACTACCCACGGTTTCAGTATTTCACCTTGAGAGTCAGCGACTTAACCAAGGGGTAAACTGGCATGGTCGAAAATCCCCTCCTTTCTGAAATGAGTGCCTACACCGAGAAAAACTTCGACGCCTGCTTGGACGCGATCATCACGATCAAATCCCAACGGGATAAGGCCATTGCGATCGCCGAAGCGTACCGGAATATAACCCCAGAAATAGATGATATAAATGGATCGGAATACATTCTGGCGTCGGCTCTTTCGGGGTTAAAACTTCAGGTAGCTGAGTTTCAAAAACCCAAGGAACTGAAAATGAATCAGGCAGAACGCTAAAAACTAACCGAAACGAGCCCGCATGTCCTCTACACAACCTGACACGAAACGCAAAGTTTTGTCCTGGCTGGAGATCAAGGCGATGCTCCGATTGGGGGCTACGCTTGAGTACCAGTGCTCGACGCGACTCGGCCCGCATAAAGGAAAAAACTGGTTTGAGAAGGTACGCATGATGCCGGGTGACTCAACCAGGGTTGAGATGGGTTTTGTCGGGTCTGAGTCTGGTCCGGGCTGCTTCTCCTTCGAGAATATGGATAAGTGTATGGACAACAAACGCTTCAGACTGCCGTGACACCTCTTGAAATCAGAGCCGCGATGAGACTGGGAATTCGAGTCTACTATAGGGGCATACAGAAAGTGGTCCTCACTGACAATGGACACTACCTACTAGAATCGTGGACCGACCCGGTACCAGACTACTTATTCAACCGGAAAGGCGAGTTCCGTCGTTTGTTGGGGTTTATCCCGCTCTATCATGAAAACGAGTTCGGAACCGAGTTCCTACCACTCTGGAAAAACCCACACGCCGACCACTGCTACCCATGACACCCGACGAGATCAGAGTAGCCATCAGAATGCTTGGGCAGCCGGTGTACTGGCAGGGTGAGTACCCGGTTGAGTATACAGAGTCCGGCTATATCGTGAACCTAGGGAGCTGGTACGGTAGGAGTGAGCTGATCTTCGATAAAGACGGGGAATTCAGAAACGGGGGGCTTGGGCGGTGGTCTTTCCGAGCGGAAGACTTTGGAACAGAGTGCAAGCCCAGTGGGATCAACCCCCGGTAGGTAGTAAACCGCGATTACACCTTAAAGGTGGTACGCGTTACCAAACCTTGACTCTTAAAAATATAAGTATAGCATCTGTAACGGAGCCTAAGGGATACCGTGGCTCCTCCCCTCGTGCCTAGCTCTACCGTCACCGACTTCACGTCGTATTGGGTAGTGTGGGGCTTCATATGGCGTAGCCCAGCGAGGGGGTCTCCCTTTATGGGGAAAAACGACCCTCTTTTATTAACACTTTACTCTGATACTGCTCGGCAAGATCTATACCCTAAAGTGGGATAAACTCCCAAATATCGCTATAAATGATAGCGATCGGGTACATTTTGCGGAAGTTCACGATCCTTTACTCGCCTGTAACAGATTGATCTCTATGTAAAAATACACTCCGTTGCGGGATTTATTGATACATAAATCAACGATTTCTGCGGCGATTAGGTAGGGGCCAAGTTCGCCGATGGGGGGAATTTTCGGGTAAAACCGAAACAACCGCAGGTCGGATTAGACCGCAGACTAACGGATTTGTTTATAATTGGCGACCACGTTGTGTGGCCTAGCGGATGCGATTGTCTCGAAGGGCTCGAAGGGTTAAAGTTATATAAAATGTTAAATGTAACCCTGCATCCCTGCATCCCTGTTGCATTGCCTAGGTTGTTAGGAAAAATAAATCAGGGTGCTAATATTGCAAGGTGACCGCGTATTGAATAATATAATTTATTATAATATAGGAAAACACGGTAAAATGGGGTGGAGCAAAAATCGCAGAACCTCCCGTTTTTCTCCTCCACCCTAGTGGTAAAACAATGAACGGTAAGGGTTTAGAATATACGAGGGTGGAGGGGGTGGGGGTGGAGCAGCCGCCAAACCCTTATATATATAAAGCACCATATATATTTCATAACATCTATATACTATATAACATAGGGTGGTATTATTACATCAACCTATATAAAAATATTCTATATATATATATAAATATATAAAAATAATACTACCTCCTCCACCCTACAAGAAATACCCCCTGAAAATCAACGACTTACGAGGGTGGAGGTAGGGGGTGGAGCAAAATAGCTCCTACTACCCCGGCC